TACGACGGACACCAGCGGCTGGCGGTGCTCAAGGCGAAACACGGCAGCGGCTACATGGTGCAGGCGCTGCAAGCGTCGCGTCCGCTGACCGAGCGGGAGCGCGAGGAACTGACCATCGCCGCCCACAGCGGCACCACCGGTTCCTGGGACTGGGACGCGCTGTCAGGCTGGGACGTGGACAACCTGACCGCGTGGGGACTGGACAGCGAACTACTGGCCGACTGGAACGCGGGTGCTACCGCGCGTGAGATGCTGGCGGCGGATGGCGGCGCGGCCGAGCAGAACTTGATCCCCGACGAAGACCGTTACAAGGAGCAATACGGCGTGATCGTTATCTGCGATGACGCGGAACATCAGGAGATCGTGTACAACGCCCTGCGGGAAGCGGGGTACTCCGTCAGGGTGGTGGTAACATGAAAATTACAGTTCGGAATGTCTGCACCGATTTTGACAGCTACCGCGCTGCCCGCGTTAAAAGCCTGTTCAACGCCGAGACCGGCGCTAACTTCGATCTGGACGCCGAGATACCAATCGACGACAACGGCTGGAGCCTGGGCGTTATCGTCGGGCCGTCTGGAAGCGGGAAAACGAGCATGGGCGGGCAACTGTGGGGCGGCGAGGCGTTCGCGGATTTTGACAATTGGCCTGGCGACCGTCCCATCGTAGACGCGATAGCGCCGGGCGGAGACTTCAACGAGGTGACGGCCGCGCTGGCAGCCGTTGGGCTGGGAACGGTTCCGGTTTGGCTGCGACCGTTTCCCGTCCTGTCGAACGGGGAAAAGTTCCGCGCCAACCTGGCACGCGTTATCTGCGATGCCCCTCAGCGCGTTGTGATTGACGAGTTTTCCAGCGTTGTAGACAGGCAAATCGCCCGTTTCGGCGCGCTGGCGTTCTCGAAGGCGTGGAAGCGGCTGGCGAAGGACGGCGGCAATCAATGCGTGCTTCTGTCGTGCCATTACGATATCATCGACTGGCTAGAGCCAGATTGGGTGTTTGATACGGCGACCGGCAAATATGCAGGGAGGGGGCTTTGGCGCAGACCAAAGTTTGAAGTCGAAATTTGGGAAACAGACTGGCGTTACTGGCCGCTTTTTGAGCCGCATCACTATCTGAAGGTTCCGAAAATGATTGCCGCGACAAACTATGTCGGCGTGGTGGACGGCGAGCCGGTCGTTCACATGGCGCAAGGCACCAGGCCGGGGCTGCGCGAGGCGCGCGGCTGTAGGCTGGTTGTCATGCCCGAATGGCAGGGCTCCGGTGTAGGTCTGCGGTTCCTGAACGCTATTTGCCAGATGTGGCTGGATGGCGAGAACCGTTTCCGTAAGTCCATGCCGACCCTGTTTCACACGAGCCACCCCGGCCTGTGCGCGGCGTTGCGCAGAATGCCGCAGTGGGTGCAGGTAAGCGCCCACTTGTACGGCGGGAATAAGGCTAGAAGCAAGGCTTCGATGAAGAAATCCCGCAACGAGGGGTCGGGCTACGGAGGGCATTTTCGAGCGGTGCAAGGTTTCCGCTACATCGGGAGCAGGCCATGAAGGTTTTCATCGCCGGGCAAAAATACTTCGGACGACTGGTCTATGAGGCGGTGCGCGGCATGGGGCTAGACGTGATCGGCGTATGCTCTCCGGCTTTTCGTGACGCGCGTTTGCGGGCGTTCGTTGGCGGCCCGGAGGACAGGCCGGACAGGTTACGCGACGCGGCAGACCGTGACGGCGTGCCGTGGATGGAGGCCGGGAATTTGCGGGCTGAGACGTTGCCGGGCGGGGTTGATTTAATCATCGCCGCGCATTCGTTCGATTTCATTGGCAGGCCGACGCGCGACAAGTGCAAGCTGGGGGCAATCGGTTATCACCCCTCCCTGCTCCCGCTGCATCGCGGCCGCGACGCCGTGCGCTGGACGATACGGATGGGCGACAGGATAGCCGGTGGCACCGTCTATTGGCTGAATGATACCGTTGACGGCGGCCCCGTCGCGGCGCAGGATTGGTGCTTCGTGCGCCCTGGGTGGGACGCTCAAAAGCTGTGGCGGAATGAGCTTCAACCGATGGGCGTTAGGTTGATTGCGCAGACGCTGGCCGATGTGCGGCGCGGCCTGCTGGTGCGCATCCCCCAGGACGCGGCGTTAGCGTCCTGGGAACCGTCGATAAACCAGCCGCCCCTTTACCGCCCGGAATTGTTGCAGATAGGCGGCGCGTGGGACGGCTACAGGATAGTCACCGAGCGGTGGGCCACCATGACCGCCCAAACGCCCACGCTGCTGGACGGTGCGCCATGACCAAGCCGGGTAGGCCGAAGGCCGACATCGACTGGCAGACCGTGGGGAAGTTGCTTGAAGCGGGCTGCGCAGGTACCGATATCGCAAGCCAGCTTGGGATAAGTCCAACGACCCTGCAACGCCGATGCCGGGCTGATAATAAAGTAAATTTCGCAGCGTTTGCGCAACAAAAGCGAATGTCGGGGGACAACCTGCTTCGGGCTGCGCAGTACAAGACGGCGATGGAGGGCAACACGACGATGTTGATTTGGCTTGGCAAACAGCGGCTGGGCCAGTCGGACAAAACGCAGGCGGAGATCACTGGCCCGAACCGCGGCCCGCTCATCATCACCTGGGACGATGGCGGGGATAACAATTAGGCCCGCACCGCACACCGGTCAGGCGGCTGTACTCAAGCATCCCGCGCGGTTCAAGGTTCTGGACTGCGGGCGGCGGTGGGGCAAAACACGGCTAGGGGTGATGGAGTGCCTGATTGTGGCCGCGCGCGGCGGGCGCGCGTGGTGGGTTGCGCCGTCCTACAAAATGAGCGAGGTCGGCTGGCGTCCGCTGCGGCGGCTGGCTGCGCAGATACCCGGCGCTGAGGTGCGGCGGGGTGACAGGCAGATCATTACCCCAACGGGCGGCGAGGTGTCGGTACGCAGCGCGGACAACCCGGACAGCCTGCGCGGCGAGGGGCTGTCCTATGTGGTGCTGGACGAATGCGCATTCATGCAGGAGGACGCCTGGACGCAGGCGCTACGCCCGGCGCTGGCTGACCGCAAAGGCCATGCGCTGTTTATCTCCACACCCAAGGGCCGCAATTGGTTCTGGCGGCTGTGGCAACTGGGCCAGGCGAATGATACCGAATGGCATAGCTGGCAGTTCAGCAGCTACGACAACCCCCACATCCTATCCAGCGAGATCGACGCGGCGCGCGCGCTTCTGCCCGACCGGGTGTTCCGTCAGGAGTTTCTGGCGGAGTTCATCGACGACGCGGGCGGGGTGTTCCGCCGGGTGACGGAGGCGGCGACCGCGGTTGAGCAGTCAGGCGCTATCGCGGGCCGCGACTACGTGATCGGCGTGGACTGGGGCAAGCATGCGGACTTCACGGCGCTGGCGGTGATTGACTTGGCGACCAGTGAGCTTGTCCACCTCGACAGGTTCAACCAGATTGACTATGCCGTTCAGGTGGGGCGGCTCAAGGCGCTGGCGTCCAGGTTCCGGCCGGTGGTGGTCATTGCCGAAAGCAACGCGATGGGGGAGCCGATTATCGAGCAGCTTACCCGCGACGGTATGCCAGTGCGTCCATTCCGCACGACCAACGCCAGCAAGACGGCGCTGGTTGACGCGCTGGCGCTGGCGTTTGAGCAAGGCGCGATCCGCATCCTGCCCGACGCGACACTAATCGGGGAGCTACAAGCTTACGAGATGGAACGTCTCCCGTCCGGTGCATTGCGCTACAGCGCGCCCGATGGGATGCACGACGACACGGTGATGGCACTGGCGCTGGCATGGTCTGGTGTGAGTAACACACCGTGGCTGCTGTGGTGAGCGCGCGCGACGCGGGCGCGATCTACTGCGGCAATGGAGACGCCAACGGCGGGCGCGGGCATTTCGTCGCCAGGATCACCGGGCCAAACATCGAGATTTGGTGCGCCAAGTGCAAGACGTTCCACGCCATCCACATTGCCGACCTCGTGCGGGACGCGATCCTTGTCTGCCAGCGCGGGGACGGCGAGACGCAGGCCGGCGAGTTGCTGTGGTGACTATTGACAGCCGCTCCCGCTCGTGGTATCCTATGCTCGTGGCCGGCAGGTAACACCTGCAACGTATGAGCGCCTAGAGCGACGCGCCACACCGTAACCAGAGTTCCAGACCCACGAGGGTGCACCCTCGTGGGTCTTTGCGTCTATGGACTACCTGAGCCTGCTCCAACAGCCATTTTTTCGCACCGTCCAAAACCCGGCGACCAAGGCGATTGACCTATCGCCCGCGGGTGATTTTTGGTATTCCGCCGTCCGCGATGAGGACAACCCGTCCGGTGTTGACCTGCTGCGCGCTGTGCCGTGGCTGTGGCGGGCGGTGGAGTTGCGCGCTAACGCGGTGGCGGCTATGCCGTTTGCGATCATGGCGGGAGAGACCGAGCGGGACAACTCCGCCGACTACGCCAACGCGCTGGGCTGGCTGCCAGACCCCCGCCGCCTGCTGTGGCTGACCGAGGCGGCATTGTGCATCTACGGAGCGGCATACTACTGGCGGGAGCGCAACCGGGTAGCGACCAAAGCCGTTCGGTACGTCCGACCGGATACCGTGGAGCCGCAGATTGATCCACGGCTGGGCCTGACAGGATTTGTGCGCACGGTCAACGGCCAGCGCATCGCCGTGCCGGTGGACGGTATCACGTACATCTGGCGCGGTGATCCGGCTGTGGAGCTTGGGCCTCCCAGCGGTTCGCCGGTCATGGCGGCGCTGGCCGCTGCGGGCGTGCTGCACTATATGGACAGGTTCGCGGGGGCATACTTCCAGCGCGGCGCGATCAAGGCGACGTTGCTCACGGTGAGCGGTGCGCCTGTGGCCGCCGAGCGCGACCGCCTCAAATCCTGGTGGGGCAATCTTATGTCGGGTATCCGCAACGCGTTTGCAACGGAGATCATCAACGCCGACAGCGTGACGCCGGTGGTCATTGGCGAGGGACTGGCGGAGTTGAACAACGCGACGCTGACCAGCGAGAAGCGCCAGGACATCGCCACCGCGCTGGGCGTGCCGCAGTCCGTGATCTTCTCCGAGAGCGCGGGCGGGCTGGGCGGCGCTGGCGTTGTGACGATGGACGAACGGCATTTCTACGACAAGACCATTCTCCCGGAGACCCAGCTAATTGCTGAGGCGTGGAACAGCCAGCTACTCGCGCCGTTGGGGTTGCGTATCGAGTTTCGACCTGAAACCCTGGATGTGTACCAGGAGGACGAAAACCAGCGGGCCGCGGCGTTTGCAACCTACGTCAACGCTGGCTTGCCGCTGGAGGTGGCCGGCCCGATGGTGGGCTTGGAACTGCCACCGGGGTGGGACTGGGACAAGCTAGCGGCACTCAAGGAGGAGCGCCGCGCGCAGATGGCAACGCAGCTTGGCGGACAGGAGCCGGAGCAGCCGGAGGAGGACGACGCCGAGGACGACGCCAAGGCGCTGGCCGACCTGCGCAGGTGGCGCGCGAAGTCCATCAAGCGCGGCAGGTTGGCACCGTTTGACAGCGCGCACATCCCCGCGGCGCTTATGGCGGACGTGATCGGGCATGGCGCCAACGGTTGGCGCGACGCGCTGGACAACGTGATTGCGGTCTATGACGGCGAGGAGCAGGAGCCGGTCAAGACCCTGCCCGATGTAAGCGCGCTGGTCGGCGCACTCCAACAGGCGACGGAGGCATTGCTGCATGGACAACCACAGCAGACTAACTAGCGCCGTGTTGAGCGCGGCGGCGCTGTTGCCGGTTGTGCCTCCCGACCTGTCCGGGATGCTGGCAGTGTTGAAGGCGCGGCAAGACCAGGAGCCGAGCCGGGCGGCTGAAACGGAGATGACCGACGAAATCGCGGCGCTGTTTGAGCGGTATGGCCCGGAGATTGCATCGCAGATACTGATGGGCCAACAGCCAGACACCCGCGAAATGGAGGACAAGCTGCTGCTTATCCTGCTCGTCAGTCTCGCCGGTGTCGCCACGGCTGCGGCGCTGCGGCGCGCGGAGGCCGTTGGCGTGCCGGCCTCGTTGGACGACATCAACCAGGCGGCGCGCACGTGGTCACGCTCCTACGGCTACGAGCTGGTGCGCGGCATCAACGAGACCACGAGGCAGGCGATTGCCGACGTGATGGCGCAGTACCACAGCACGCCGGGCATGACCACGGCTGACGTGTCCAAGCTCTTGGAGACCACCTTTGGGCGCGAGCGCGCTAACCGAATTGCGGTCACGGAGATCACACGGGCCAACACGCAGGCGGTCAACATCGCGGCGCAGCAGATGGCGGGCGCGGGCATTACGACCAGCCGGCAGTGGATCACATGGCGCGACGACAGGGTATGTCCCCTGTGCGCACCGCTGCACAACACCTACGAGGACGTTTGG